ATAATCTAAAGATAAGACTGTAATTTTTATTAGAATATGCCTAGTATTAGTTTGGATTTTTTACAAAAAATCCAAACTAATTATAAAAATTATCCAAATTTTATAGAAACTGGAACACATATGGGGGATACTATTTTACATATGGAACAATATTTTTCAAATTTATATACCATAGAAATAAAAAGGCAATTTTATGAAAATGTAAAAAATAAATATAAAGGAGATAAGATAAACTTCTATCTTGGAGATAGCGGAGATGTACTTACTGAAATATTACCAATTATTAATGGTAAATCAATAATGTTTTTAGACGGACATTGGAGTGCAGGAGATACAGGAAAAGGGGGGAAGGATTGCCCTTTATACGAAGAATTAACTAATATAATATCAAATCATAAAGATGAAGCAATTATTATAGTTGATGATGTTAGAATGTTTGGTTGCGGACCAAATAACAAAGATAGCTATGATATTTGTAACTGGGAAGATATAAATCTTGAAACGATTTTTAAAATAATTGAAGGTAGAATGACAAATCATTATTTCTTACCATCAAAATTGAATAATGAAGATAGGATGGTGATTCATCTTTCAAAAATATGAATTTAATAAATTTATATTTTATTTAGATATATATATGTTTAAAACAGACAAGGAAATATTAATGTATTTTCACACATCATTGCGAAATGTGGGTCTTTTTACTTCGATTGCTTTAGCAATGCAAGCATATTCTATGCGTATGGCTAAGAGTAATGATACGTTGAAATCAATAAGCTTATACTTAGCACACTTACTATTTTTAGCACTTGGAATCTATATGAACTTACTATTTATTCAAGATTTAAAAAAATCGAAGGATGCATTTACTTCAGTTATTGAAAACAGATGGATAAATATTCCTTATATCACCGTTTCATTTTTAAGTATTTTGTTTATAATGAATTTTTATACTTTAACTACTCGGCTTTTTACAAAGTCGAAATAATCCAAAAGTAAATTATTATTTAATAATATGTTTTTATATATTATTAATATATGAGTAATAATGGATTTATATTAGACTTTTTAATAAATTACGACGAAACTTGGTGTAATACACTAGGTATATTTAATCCATATTTAGATCCGTATGATTATAATTGGTCTAAAAATGTGCCTATGTATGATATTCTAGCGTATGAAAAATATCCGAAATATAACTTTGTTTATGATAAATTATGGATTGCTAAGTCATGTGGCATGGAATGTGGAGAATTGAAAAACTTACACAAAATTGATGTTGAATACCCCATTTTTATTAAACCAAGATGGGGTCATAAAACAGCATCTAGTAAAGGTTGTTATAAAATTAAAAAATATGAAGAGGCTATTCCATTTATCAATGATGATGATATGATGTGGTTAGAGTTTATTGATGCAAAAGAAGGAATGACTGATTTTATTGTCCTTGATGGAGACATTAAGTGGCAGATGACTCTTGAATATTCTGATACTCAAAAGGGATTTATTGATGATTGGAAATCTATTAGTATGAAACATGAACCACCGCCGGTTGTAGTTGACTGGGTTCATACTCATATGGCTGGTTATAGTGGAATTTTAAATGTACAATATAGATCTGATAAAATTATTGAAATTAGCTTACGACCCGCCCGAGGAGGATCGTACTTAAAATCTTGTAATAATAAACATATTATTAATAATATAAATAATGTTATTGATTTTAATACATGGGACGAAACTTTGGAAGATAAAATGACTTATAAACCATTCTATTCTTTTAAATGTTATACAAAAGCACCGATTGTTTACTTATTACCGCAATATGCATTAGATACTATTATGTATATGTTTAATTCAAAATCATTCTATGAATATTACTTTGAACCATCCGGTAAAATTGGAATGGTTTTTTTCCAATTTTATCATTCCAGTTTTGATACTGGATCTAAAGCCAAGTTATTAATGGAAAATTTAATTTTATCATTACAAATTTTCTTTATTTTCTGGTTTATTATGTTTATTTATTTCTGTATGAAAGGAAAAAGCTTTGATACGTACAAAACTTTATTTATTATTGTAATTTTTCTATTTACTACACAAATATTTAATCCTATGACTACATTTTATAGTAAATTTAAAACACAAAAACAACAACTTTTATAATTTATTTAATTAATAATTTTTAAATAAATTACTTACTGAACACCTTTCTGTAACTTAAAATATATCATATTTTCGTCTTTGTGATCACTACAGAAACGTCCTTTAGTCTCAGTCGAATGATTGAAAAATGGTTTCTTATCACATGATGCATTTTCACACTGAGGAGGGCTTATATTTGTATCGCCTAGATGTAATGCTGTTATTGCATTATCTCCCAATTCATTTATTATTGCTGTTAGTGGGGGCATATCGGTACTATTCTGTCTAAATAATGGTGATGGAATATCGTCATTTATTAATAATTTATCTACATCTGTTTCATTTGATAAGTCACTTATGTTATCTCCATCGTTATCATCATCACTATCTTCATCATCTGATACGTCTATGTCGCCTGTGAAATTTACATCTGTTGATATTTCATCAAATATTTTTTGAAGTCGATCTTTTATTAACACTAGCTGTTTTATATGATTTTCATTAAAAAATTTTATATAACCTTCATATAATTCCACTTGATGTTTAATCATCTCATTTTTATGCTTTACTGTGGTTACAAAATTACCTATACAAAACCCCTTTTTACTTAATTTCACTTTTGAATTCATCTGAGTCATTTTTTCTTTGTAAAAGGTAAATATCTGATCTAATACATTCAAAACAAATGTATTTATAGTTTTTAATACTTCTTCTGGATATACTACCTTATCGTCTAATTTATCATATTTTGGTAAATTACTGTTGGACTCTACGATTGCCTTTAACGATTCACTCGATACACTATTTTTAACATACATTAATATTAGTTTGTATAATTTATAATAATCACCGTATATTCTATTATTTAGAAAGTTCAATAATATTAACTGATTATCATATTGTTTACAGTATATTTCATACTGAAAATTAAAAAAATCCAATCCAAATAATTCGACTGGGTCACTTGTTTTTTGGGTTAAGCCAATATATAATTCGTTTACTTTACCTATCGACTTTTTGGTTTTTACTGATAATTTTTTTATTGATTTCATTAAATCTAATATTTGATCAAATTCTTTTTTACGCTCTATAAAAATTTCATCCATATAAATTAATTATATAAAAATAAAATAATTTATAACTATATTTATATGGGAAATGATGATGATGCTATATTAATAGCCGACGATGATAATATTTCAATTATATCTAAAGGGCCACCAGCCGTCCAGCCTCCATGGGACGCACAATATGAAAAAGTATTAATTGAGTGGGCTGACAAGGCTCAATGTTATAGATGGCTTCATGGTAGATCATATGCATTATATAGACTTAAGGCCATGTGGTTTACTATACCAGTTATTATTATGTCTACTATTACTGGAATTGCAAATTTTGCACAAGAAAGATTCCCTGAAGATATTAAGCAGATTGCAGTTATTGCGATTGGATCTGTTAATTTAATTGCTGGTATTATTACTACTATTTCCCAATATTTAAAGGTTAATGAACTCCTGGAATCACATCGAGTCGCAAATTTATCATGGGATAAATTTGTTAGAGATGTTAAAATGGAATTAGCTAAAGATCCTAGAGAACATGGAGATGTTCCTAGTCAACGTGAACCACCAATTACATGTCTTACTAAACATAAAGAAACTTTCGATCGACTTATGGAAGTAAGTCCTACTATTGAAGATGATGTGATTGCTGAATTTACAATTAAATTTGATGAAGAAAAAATTAAAATTGAGAAAGAGTTAAAGGCGAGAAAACAACGTATTTTATATGGAGATGATAATGGAGAAGGTGTTATTCCATGGTTGAGACCATGTGTTAAATGGTTAAGGTGTTATGATTGTTTTTCAGATCCAAAAGCTGTGAAAAAAAGACAGGATAAAATAGCACTTGAAGAAAGAGCGGCTCGTTGGAAAACAAGTAATCCTAGAAAAAGTGTTACTGAATTTTATGATACACTTACTTTAGAGATGCCATCTACTCCTAATTCACAATCGAGCAATAATAACATCACACAACAAATTAAAAATGAAATATCTAGTAAAAATACAAAAAGTTTACGAAAACCGGATATTTTAGGGCAATTAAATTCGGTTGAGCATGATATACATCCATGGAGGGAAGAAGATGCAAAGAAAAATTTATTAGGACCAGATCTAGAAGCAATGGCTTCTGCTAAAGCGGCTCTTAGAAAAGAAGCTCAACTGAAAACTATACAACACAAAAAAGAAGACGAATATATGCATTCATTAGAAGAAAAAAGGATTGAAGAAGAACACCTCGAAATTTTGAGACAAAAAGAAGGCATTACTAATAGAATTACTACTTATATTTTGAGATTTAAAACTAAATGGCATAGAGTACCATTAGTTGATGATGTTATAGAAGCATTATCAGATATTGATGAAGATGAAATTAGGTCACATGAACTTCTTATTGATAGAGATGGAGTAAGTATGGTTTAATTGGGAATTTAATAATTAATTAAATTATTTATATTATATATATGTTTCCCGTTAGTGAAATAAAATGTGCGATTTATTCAGCATTAGTTGCTATTATGTTAAATTTACTTTTACCACGTTTAGCAAAAGGATACGCTACCGAAGAACAAGTTAAACCTAAAAATGGTGCTCACACATTATCATTTAATGGATAATTAATGCATATGTTAGTACATCATGCACAAGTTCCATTTTCAAGTTCGGCACTAATATTTGTTATTACCCTTCTATCCGTGCTTATTAGTTACAAAATAAGAAAAACTTTAAATTTTTAAGCCAATAATATATTATTTATTTTGTTAATATATTATTTTCATTCAAACTAATTATAATATTTGAGAATTGGATGCGTTTTCTATCCCCCAGTACATTTTTGCCACAGGACTTATTTTATTGTTTAATGCAAATTTGCATTTTTCCATATCTTCACATGGATTACATGGTTTATCTACAAATGTAAAACCAGCTACATTTTCTAACTCTTTCGAATCAACATAATGAGGATTTCTTTTTTGTTTCTCTCCATTCATTTCAGATACATCAAATGCTCTTAAATCACTATTTCCTGCCTCACAATATAATTTCTTATTTGCAAATGTTGTTACTCCTTCACTATCATTATTTAATTTATTTAAAAATTCAAGTTCGGGGATTTTATACAAACAATTACTTTTATTATATTTGGCTAATTTTACAAAACTTCTTATTGGTAATGTGGTTTGATAATGTTCTAAATCCTTATTTTCTTTATTTATTGCTTTTTTATCCCATTTTAAATTTCTATTTCGATATTCCTTCTCTCTCTCTGATATAACACACTTCTTCACAGTATCTGGATAAGGAAATTCTCTATGAAGAGCATAATGCAACCCTTCCTTCTCGGTTATTAATTCGTTCCATTTTAATTTAAGCTCATTTTGTAGTGTATCATTTGTTGTCTTTCTGAATACATCTTGTTTTATTCCATTCCATGTTGATTTACGTATCATCGTATCATTTGTTACTGGACCTATATTGGATTTTGTTAAATCGCCAAACCCTTCTAAAACATTAAAATATTTTAAAAGGGCTGATATTATTAATACTGCTACTAATCCTAATATTATAAATAAATTTCTATCTTTCAACATCTTATTATAAAATATTACATTTTCTAATACCTTTTTGTCTAGCTTGGTCATATAATATATATTTTTATTATTATTTATAATATTTCAAATTTTACATCTATTTTATTATAATCCACAAAAAATATTCCATCTTTATTTGCGTGTACTGCATCACCGTACCCCAATTCTAATAAATCTTGTGCTATTACACCCTTATATCTCTTGGTTATATCTATACCATCTATTTCATCCATAAAATCTTTATAATTATAACTATATATTGGTATATTTGTGGCTGATAACCCAATTTGTAATAGATTTGTTTTTACTCTCATATCTGAGAAGAAACCCCATCTTCTTCTTCTTCTTCGAGGATATCTGGGCTTAGGAACTCGAGGCGGTATCGACGCTTTTGCTAATGCTGCTGCTGCAGTTGCTTCGGCTGCTGCTGCTCTTGCGGCTAAGTTAGCCATTTCGGTTTTATTATTCATCGCTACACTATAAGCTCTAGTATCTACTGGACCAACTGGTCCTCGCACACCCCGATTCCCTTTATCTCCTTTATTACCCCTGTTACCCTTGTTACCTTTATTGCCCTGAACTCCTTGGTCTCCTTGCCCTCCTTGGTTCCCTTGATAACCACGATTCCCTTGAACTCCTACTTCTCCCTTTTTACCTCTTATTCCTAACTTACCCCTTGGGCCTTCTGTTAATATTGGTTCTTCTTTTTTTAATAGTTGAAGAGCATCTTGTAATTCAGGATCATCATCGGCTGGTTGCATTCCTTCTATTTCATCATCATCATCATCGCTATCACTATCTTCTTCATCTAAATCCTTAAATATATACCCTAATGCTAAAAGCAATATTACTATTATTAATAATATTAATACCTTACTTTCTGGAACTAATAAATTGTATATTTTTGTTAAGAATGTCATATATTATATAAAATTATTTTTTATTTCATATAATAAATTAAAAACCAAATATTTTTGAAAAGAACCCTTCCTTTTCTTCTCCAGAAATTTCCTGAGTACCTGATACTAACATATCTTCAGTATTTGCTGTTGTAAATACCGGAGGTTCTGAATAGTCTTCTGCTAATGCATCCTTTATTTCAGATACTTCAGCTTGGGTTTGTGCTAAACCACGGGTTAATGTATCAGAATTACGTACTGCATCTCTAATTAAATCTTCTTCTCTTTCTGAAAATGTGGAAGGGCCTTGAGGTCCTTTCCATCCTCTTCTTCCTTTATAGCCTCTTCGTCCACGTCTTCCTCTATCACCTCGGTCTCCTTCTTCACCTATAGGACCTGGATCGCCTTGTTCTCCAGCTCCAGTTTTACCTCTCATTCCTAAATTACCACGAGGACCTAAATCACCTACCTCACCTGCTGGTCCAACATGAACCATCGCATTATCATGAGTATGTCCCTCTCCTATATCATGTCCTTCTTTTATACCACCACCTGATCGTTGCAATATAAAAAGTAATAATAATAGGGCAATTCCACACAATAACATAAAATTTTTCCTAATCATATCTGTCATCTTCTTTACAGAATTTATTAATTTCATATAAAATATGTTATTATTATTTTTTTTGGGTATTATATTTATTTATCATTTTGGTGTCTTCTTCATATTGTTCTTGATGTCTTTTAACTGTAGCTTTTCTATCTTTTTCGTGCAGATTGTATGCTTTCAATACTGTATTACTATATCGTAACCGCTCAGGCAATTTCTCTTGCTCCATATTATAATCCTTTATATCTTGTTCATGTTGCTCTATCGCTTCTTTCCAAAATGCTCGGGGTACTAGATTCAAATCTAAATCCATTATCCCTTTGTATCCTTTCATTATATTTTCTTCTTTATTCATTTATTATATTATTACCTATGTTGTTTTTAACTATTTTACTTATTTTTAAAAAATTGATATATTTTTTATTTTTTATACATATTCAAAATATATACAATGACAACAACAATAATGACTCATACTGCCGAACCGAATAATATGGTAGAAGAACGATACCAACTTTGCAAATCTTTGTATCTTATCAAAAAGGAAACAGACAAAAGAAACAAGGAGAAGAGGAACCAAGGAGCAGACTGGAAAAACCTAACATATATGTCTATATTTGCCAAACCTTGTCATATAAAAATACTATTTGGGCCCTTTATGAAAACTCCAGTATGTGTCCACGAAACGGCATAGGTTATTAAAATCCAGTATATGATATAACCAAAAAAAATTGAAACAATATTCTTTTTTATATTAATTATAACAATAATGACAGATTCTACTTCAAGTACTAGTGCCAACATTACACAACGTAATATGTTTAATCTAATAGATAAAGATATTGCATTTAAAGATTTGGATAATGAATGGAAAAAATCACAGGAAGCTCACAATCAGCTTACACAAAAACACGCTAATTTGAAAAAAGAAATACACAACATGCGACTGCAATTAGGAGAAGCTACAATTATCGAATGGCAACAAAATAAATTCATACGCACAGACGCGGATATTAAAGATGCTGTTAATTTATGGTATAAAAATAAAACAGAAGCTATCATTAAATATGGGCATATCAGTGATTGGAATACCACACAAGTAAAGGATATGTCTCAATTATTCTACAGAAAATATAGGTTCAACGACAATATAAGT